GATTACAAGGTGACTGGAGTTCAGACGTGTGCTCTTCCGATCTAATAATAGACTTCGCAGACTGCACCCTTTTTTGGGTTATCAAGTCTGTTAAAGGCATAAAAGATATTTGTAAAGCTATGCCACTTAAATTGCTAGGGGCTGTGTCACCACCAATGGCAAGCTTAGGCATACTACCTATATTATAAATGCTGTTTACAAGTCTTTCTAAGTAACTGTTAGATGCTACTAAGTCACCTTTCAGTTCAAGATTATAAACTTTTGCATCTTTAGGAACAAGCCATGTTTTATTTGCACCTTTTGTAAGGTTATTAGGCTTAGCACCTTGAACAATAGTGGTAGGAGCGGCACAGTATTCTAGTATTTGAGAAATATCGCTAGTCTTTAAATTATATTCTAAGTTTAAGTCTATTAAATCTCTCAAATCTGACTGCCCAAAATTAGAGCCTGACAAAGCTAGGTTTTTAAAAGGTACTATGGGAATAATTCCATATTTATTTTCAATAGAAAACTCCATTTCTCCATCAACATACTTTGTAATTGTTTCATTTGTATAAACAAATCTTACAATATTCTCATGCGCATTTCCTAAAATACCCTCTGTATTTATTGGATACATAATGGTTATAGACTCTAAAGCATCAAAGCTGTCATTATACCCATCTTTATATTTAGGGAATACAAGACTTGCAGGAATACTGAAAAGCCTTATTCTACCTTTTGGGTACATTCCAAACGGGTCATTTATCTCATCAGGGCTTTCAAAGAATACATGAACATAAGCATCTCCTGTAATGGACTTTTCTTGCCCCACCCTTGCCATTAAGTCAGAGCCATTATTATCATCCCAAACATTGTTTAAAAAGGGTACTACCTTTTCTTCCACGCTTGCATCAAACTTGAAAAGAAAACCACTATTAAACTCTGTGGCAACATATTTATTAACAAACCTTGCACACCAATTTGTAGTAAATTCTTGCCTATCATCTTCCGCCACATTCTCCCAATGATAGCCATTATAAAAATTCCAAAATTCTTGGTAATCTTCAAGTCTAGCCCTTTCGGAAGAAGTTAAGTACATACTCATTTTATCGCTTGTAGAAAAGGGGGCTAATAGTTTCTGTAGTAATAATTTTCCTGCGTTGACTATTTTTCTCACCTACCCAATCTTCTTAATCTCCTGCCTCTATGTACAAAGGCATTTTTGTCTTTTTGTATAAATTCATTGCTGTCTAAAGTTTCTATATCCCCTAATTCATGCTTTAATCCCCAAACCATTAGAGCCGCACTAAATGGGTAGTCATCATGCTTATTACGCTCTTTTGGAGCGGCTACAATGAGCTTGTCACCTTTATAGTCTTTAGTTAATTCCAAACATTGTTCTTGGAATTTTTTAAACTCTATGGTTTCTTGGGTTTCTGCATTAGCAGGATAGTGGAAACAATTTGAATTTATATAAGCATTAAAATATTTCATCAACATGGACTTGCTAGGCTGTGTAAATACAAAAGGAATTACGGGGAAATCTACATGAGCCGCCAACCTATCTGCTATTGGACTGCCTACGCCTGTTCCATCTATCATACATAACTTAACATTAAAGTTTTTTAAATAATCTATTAAAGCATAAAACTGCTCCTCATAATTATCCCCGACCATTTCTTTCCAGTCAATTATCTTAATATCATAAAGAACATAATCTTCCGCATCCGCCTCTTTAGACTTTTCTAAAACTATTGGGTGGGAATAATCGGGAATACCTACTGTAACTACTGTACTATCCTGTGCCTTACCAACATCTATGCCTACTATGCAAGTTTCTTTACACTCATGTAATCTGCCCGCATTTCCCATAGCAATAGGTTCTTGTGTAAAGGTTTCTGCATTTATAAACATACCAAACTGAAATAGCCATTTCAGTTTATAGTTCATTAGAAACTCATCACTGTTTTCACCCATAACCCTTTTTGCCGCATCTACTGTTTTAGCATATCTTGGATTATAAGACATTATAACATCACAGTCATACTCTAAATGGTTTTTAACAGGCACTTTCTTTTCCTTAAACTCTTGCTCGTTTAACATTATAGTATCATAGAAAAAGTTTTTCTTGATACTTGGAGTTCCTATTAAAATCTTAGTACCATTGTAGAAAGAAACTGTTGGGAATATAGATTTTCTGTACTTATAGTTACTAATATCTTGTGCCTCATCACAAATATACAAATGCCATGAACCACCTTCAATGTTAGCCGTTTCACTTGCAGAGAAACAGGTAACGGAGGACTTAATACCTAAGTTATTAAAAACTAATGTTACTTTATTGCCATTAAAAGTATCCAAAGATATATTAAATTCCTCACTACTTAAAATATCCGTTCCCCTTTGGCTTGATATAAAATCTTTAATATTATTAAAGATAATTTGGGCTTGGCTTAAAGCAGGGGCATATATACCCATCTTCATGCCGTTTCTAAACATTTGTAACCTTTTATCATCATAAAACAAAGGCATATTTGCCATTATCGGCAAGATTATCATTAGGGCAGAAGATATTGCTGATACTGTAAAGCTTTTACCACATTGACGAGCCATAAGTGCTGTTATAGTGTTCTCATCATTCTCAAGCACCGCAGTTACAATTCTTTTAGCAAACTGCACTTGATATGGGAATAACTTTCTTCCGCACAACATTTCACAAAATACTATTATGCTTTTTACAAGGTTAGGGGTTGTTAAAGATTTTCCTATTCCGCTAATTTTTGTTACCCCCTTTTGTATAAAAGAAATCCTTACTAAATTGTTAGTAAGGATTTTAATAACTACTCTACTTTATAATAACCATACTTCACACGAACTACCATGTTAGGGTGGTTTACCTTAATAGAGTCATATTCTCTTTTTGTTATACGCTTCATTTTTTGCTCCTTTTTATATGTATATTATACCACAAAATTACTAATTTGTCAAGTAGTTTTTATTAAATTTTATAAAAATTTTTAACTTTTTTCCATTATTCTTACAAATTCATCATCTGTCCATAAGAATAAGTCCTTTTTCTTATTACTTTTCCGCATTTCACACACATAACAACCTGGCACTCCTACCCTATAACCATGTTCTTTTGCATAACTTGGATAAACTTGGAATGTTCCTCCCCAAACTTCATAGCAAATTTTTGGAACAGGAATTTTCTCAAACTTGTTATGTTCAATTACTACACGTTCTTTAGAGTATCTTTGGTGGTGATGTTCTCTCCATGTTACATCCGCATTTATCCAGTCCCACACACCATCTCGTTTAGGTGACATATGTTGTACAAAGTGAACAAAACAATTCTTTCCTACATTAAAATATAGGAAACAAAATTCTTCTTTATATATTTCGGGCTTTCCAATAAGTGTTGCTAACATTTTTTCAGGGGTAAAGTAAACCTCATGTTTCCTTCTCCCCGCCCAATGATTACCCTCTATAATATAAAGTATTCTATCTGCGTAGGGTTTAAGTATTTCGGCTAAATCATATACTTGTTTATCTCCTACCGACCATTCCTCTGTTACATCACTTTTACCTAACTTTGTAGCACCATTTCCTGCATCTCCGCCAATCCCCACATAAAGGTTGGGTATACTCATTAAAAACTTAAATGTCTTTTCAAAAAGTTCTCTGTTACATAAGCCCCAATGAATATCTCCAAGATTTACAAAATACGCTACCTCGCTATCTACCCTAAACTTTACTATATGGTCTTTTAGCTCCTCTTGTATATAAAACTCTTTTCTTTTCAAAAAATCACCTACTTTATGAGCAACCTACATTATCCCACAAACATTCTGTATGCTCTTTATCAAATCTAAATTGCTTAAATCTAGGGTGTCTCAAACTCTTACGCTCTTTGTTTTGAATACCTTGATATTCAATTTCTACTACAACATTGCTTAAATCCGTATTCTTTATAGTTTCTTGAATATCATCACTAAAGCCTTTTACAGTTGCAACATACTTTAGTTTTCCATCTTTATATGCACCTAGCCTTAGCCCCGCTACCCAACCTTTTGCATAAGTCTTACTAACAGGAATACCATTTTCCCAATATTCCCAACCACGTTCTTTTAGTTCCTCAACGCTAAACTTTCCTGTATAGTCTTTTTTAGGCTCTACTAAACTCATAATAACTAAGTCTGCTGTTTTCACGCTTTTATATTTTAGCCAATCACTACTACGCTTAAATGAGTATTTAGAGTACATATCTTTAAGTATAATGCCCTCTTTATCCTCACTCAACATACTTTTCAAAAACTCCCCATAGCTGTCACATTTTATGCAGACATCTAACTTTCTCTTATCAACATTATTGTCAACTATTACGGGAACAATTTCAATGTTCTCAATATAAATGCTGAGTCTTTCCCTAACATAGTTTAGAATGTTTAATCTTGCAAATAAAGGTTTATTTGAAAAATCCATTCCCCTAAATTTAATTACATCAAATATTTTATAAGTTAAGGTATGCCCTTGCTTATAAAGTTCTAATGCCCTTTCAGGAGTGCTACCTAAAACTTGTTGTACAATAGAGGAGTCTGTGTGCTCCCAATTAGCAACCAATTCTCCATCGAAAATGCTATCTTCAAACTTGCTTAAATCTAAGTCTCTTAAATAAGGTACTTTATCTGTATTGTCCTCTTTATCCCCTGTAACATCACTTGTTCTTCGGCTAAAGAAATAATTTTTACCGCCCTTACAATACATAATTGCTCTATGCCCATCAAACTTCTCTTGAGCGATATAAATACCATCTTTGTTTAAAAGCTGTTCTTCTCCGCCAAGTTTACAAGTTTGTGGTTCAATATTTAGTCTAATGTTTTCAGCCAATCTACTACCTCCGCATTTAAACTTTCCAAGTCTTTATCATTTAAGAAAACTTTATCCCAATTATTATAATTATCCAAAGCAACCTCGCTACTATCATTTTGTTGCTCTCTTGTTAAATGGTTAGCTGTGTTTCTTTCTATACGAATTTTATATATCTTAACATCTTCGTGCTTATCAAAAAACTCTTGCACTCTTTCTATTTCATTCGGATAGCGTACATCTGTTACGCAGAATATTTTATTCTGCATACAGTCTTTAAGAGTAACTATATCATCTAGTATTGAGTTATTTACTTTTTGAACCCAAAAGTCAGTGTTATAGTATCTTCCCCATGCTCCTATCTGTTGCAACAACTCTCTGCCTTTCAAGTCTTTTACTCCGTCCCAACCAAGACTATATGCAATAGACTTTACCTCATCTGCAAATGCCACACCTCTTATAAAATTGTTCTTATCAATATAACTTTTCATGTAATAGTTTGCTATAAAGTCTGCTACTGTGTTTTTTCCGCTCTCTGCTTTTCCGCTTATTAAGAATATTTTAATCAATATTATCACCTCTATTGATTATTATACCACATTTTTTACGAATTGTCAACACAAATTAAAGAGTCTACAACTAATTGTGTATTACTAACTTTATAGCAAGCATAATTTTCCACTAATTCTCTTTCCACCGCAAAAACTCTATTACTTGCAAAGTAAGTTGACACTATTCCATAGTCTGAATTGCGTGTTGTCAAAAGCATTAAATCAAGTTTTTCATTAAATGAGTAAATCTTTTCAATAGAAAGGTATCCTTGACTTGTTAAAATATGTGTTCCACTAAATACTTTATATTCTTTGTTTGCTGTAGTTATTGTGTACAGATAGCCTGTATATTTGTGGTTATCTAGTTTAACATGAACATTGTTCTTTAACTCATTCTGAATAAAGAACATATTCTCTCTTACATCTTCCACGCCAACTTCTTTTCCGTTCGCTCTTAAAAGTTTTGAATTTTTATCTATCAGCATATTTCCTCCAAAACTACACAACCTTTTTTTAAACTCTCTTTTACGTTTATAATTCTTTGATTAGAGCTACCACAAAAAGGCAATGTAATATCTCTTAACTCAACTTTAAACTCTCCGTCTACCAACACATCTATAAAATCCATGCAAGGCAAATCCTTTACCTCTTCCCACAAATAACCTGTATAGCACCAAATTTTAATGTTAGGAAAGTTTTTCTTAACTTTCCTAACAATATTTGTAATTTCATCTCTGTTTCCTAAAAATAGTGGGTCACCACCACTTAAAGTGAGTCTTTTTATGTAAGGTCTTTTTAACTTCTCTAATAAGTTATCTAAAACTTCTTCTGTAAATTCTTCGCCCGCATTTTTATCCCACGTTTGTGGGTTATGGCATTGGGGGCAATGGTGACTGCAACCACTTACCCACAACACGTTTCCAATACCTAAGCCATTCGCTGTATCAAAATCACTTATCTTAAAATATCTCATAAATCATTCCCCAAATGAACAAATCTATCTCTTATCTCTTCAGTCCTGCCTTGATTCCAAAACTGACTTCCAAGATAGCCACAAGTTCTACGACATACATTCATCTTACGTTGGTCTTTATTGCCACAATTAGGACACTCCCAATACAGTCTGCCACTTTCAGACTCTTTTATAGAAATTTCCCCATCATAACCGCAAACTTGGCAGTAGTCTGACTTTGTATTCAATTCTGCATACATAATGTTGTCATAAATGTATTTCAAAACTTCCATAACAGCATCAATATTATGAGAAAGGTTTGATGTTTCTACATAACTAATTGCACCGCCTGGGGATAACTTTTGAAATTCACTTTCAAATTTCAGTTTAGTAAAAGCATCTATCTTTTCTCTAACATTTACATGATAGCTGTTAGTAATATAATCATGGTCAGTTATATCTTTAATAACCCCAAATCTCTTTTGCAAAGCCTTAGCAAACTTGTAAGTGGTGCTTTCTATTGGAGTACCATAAACACTATAATCAATATGTTCCTCCTCTTTCCACTCTTTGCACTTATCATTAAGTTTTTGCATAACTTCAAGTGCAAATGCTTTGGCTTCTTTATCGGTATGAGACTTGCCTGTCATAGCAAGAACACACTCATACAAGCCCGCATAGCCTAAAGAAATTGTACAATATCCACCATATAAAAGTTTATCAATAGTTTCGCCTTTTTGTAAACGTGCTATTGCACCATACTGCCAATGAATTGGGCTTACATCAGAAATTGTTCCACGCAAATGTTGGTGTCTGCATTGCAATGCTCTATGACAAAGCTCCAACCTTTCCTCCATAATATCCCAAAACTTTTTAAAATCTTTATTAGCAGAAAGAGCTACATCTACTAAGTTAATTGTAACTACACCACAATTAAATCTTCCATAATATTTTGGCTTACCTTCTTTATCAATAAATGGTGTTAAAAAGCTTCTGCATCCCATAGGCGGATAACAATGCCCATTACCATTCTTATCTACTTTATATTCAAACATTTTCTTTTCAGAAACATAATCAGGAACTAGGCGTTTTGCAGAACACTTTGCACAAAGTTTTGTTAAGTAGAAATACTTGCTGTCCTCATGTATATTATCTTCCTCTAAAACATATACAAGTTTTGGAAAAGCGGGAGTAACAAATACGCCTTTTTCATTTTTAGTACCCTCATATCGTTGCCTTACTACTTCCTCTATAATAAGTGCTAAGTCATCTCTTAATCTTCCCTCCGCAACTTCACCTAAATACATGAATATGGTTACAAAAGGAGTTTGACCATTACTTGTCATAAGAGTGTTAATTTGGTATTGAATAGTTTGTACGCCACGCTTAATCTCATCTTTAAGTCTTTTTTCCGCAAGATTATTTATCACATCATCATTAGGCATTTGCTCAATTACCTTATCTTTGAGCAAAGTTTCAAACTCTTCCCTAATTTCGCTACGCAATTTTTGTCTTGAAACATCCACAAAAGGTGCTAAGTGGGAAAGGGTTTCACTCTGACCACCATATTGATTAGATGCTATCTGTGCCATTACTTGTGTAGCTATATTGCAAGCTGTGGAAAAACTATGTGGTCTTTCAATCAGCGTTCCGTTAATAACTGTGCCATTCTGTAGCATATCCTCTAAATTTGTAAGACAGCAGTTATACATTTTTTGAGAGAAATAATCAGCATCATGGAAGTGGATGATACCATCCTTATGTGCTTTAACAATGTCATCAGGCAATAATAGTCTCATTGTTAAATCTTTACTTACTTCCCCCGCCATATAGTCACGCTGAGTAGAAAGTATAACAGGATTTTTATTAGAATTTTCTTCCTTTATATTTTGATTTTTCAAATTTAGAATATCCAATACAGAGTTGTTAATGCCCTCGCTATCCCTTATTAACTCTCTTTTAAATCTGTATCTAACATATTCTTTAGCAACATCTTTATAGGAAGTTGCCATAAGCTTCTTTTCTACTAAATCTTGAATTTCTTCTACGCTAATTTCTTCTTTATTTGAATTTGCTATTTCATTTGCTATCTTTTCTTTGACTTCATCTTTTACATAACCTGCCTTTGAAATAGCATTTATGATTTTTTGCTTTTCAAAAGGAACTAATACTCCATCACGTTTTTTTACTAATTTTATCATATTTTTCCTCCTTAAAACAAAAGGACTACTTTAAGTAGTCCTAAAATTAAATTCTTTTAATTGCATCAACAACTCTATCATATCTTGGAACTGTAATGCAAGCTAATAAAGCTTTATAAGGGTCTAATTCACCGCTCATTACTGCTTTAATAGAACTTGGGGAAAATCCACTTACTAAAACTATACCATTATCATTTTCCCTCATAGGAATAGTATTAGAACGAGAGTTAACATTCCAAAAAGTTAATCTAGGCAATTTGTATCCCGCTTTCTCAAACTTTTCAGAAATGCTATCAAAGTCATGCAAATGCTTTCCTCCACCACACATATCAAATTCCATATCTGAAATAATTAGAATTTCAGGAATATCTTCTTGAGAACAGTTATTCTTTTTTGCGGTATCCAAAACTAAATCAAATACTTTTTTAACATTAGTATTCATTCCCCAGTCCATGTCTAGCATACGACTTACATTATTAACAACATCACCGCTCTCTAATCGGCACATTTCGGGAGACTCAGAGAAAGACACAACTATATCTTTAAATGGTGCAGTATTTCTTTCTGCAAAATACATTCCTAAGCCAAGAGAAACATCCAATGCTTCTACTTTTCCGCCGACACTACTTTCCATAGAACCGCTCACATCTACTACTACCAAAGTGTTGCCAATCTTTCCAAAATCTTTTAAGCCTTTCCACATACCTTTAGCAAGAGTTTCTTCCTCTGTACACATATTTATCTGACCATTGTATTTATGTATGCAATTACTACGCACATAGCTTACAACATCGCTTGGGTAAAGTGTTTGAGACTTTACTTTCGCTTCCCCTTTTTCCAAACTTTTCAAAAACTCTTCTCTGCGTTTATAGTCTTTTTGCAGAAACAAATCTCCGTACCGCAAGTTTGCTTTAGAGGGAACGCTTTCATAGTTAATTTTAGAATACTCTTCCTTACTAATTCTATGCTCAACCACGCTTAAATAGTCACGTAAGCCACTTAAAGTTTTTCTATACACTTTTGGAGGAAATCTCAAATCTTCCATAAAATATCTTGCAAGCTTCTTTGTTTCTTTAGAACTTGCGTTTTCAGATGGCATCCATTTAGCAAGTAGGGTAATTGGCTTACCCCTGTAAACCCCTTGAATGTCAGACTTAAGAGTCATAAATACAAAGTCTGCCATATCTTTTTCGTAAGGAGTATCTTTCAATACGAACAAGTCATCATACCTGCCATACTCTGCAATTAAAGGAATTAAACTTACTACCTCTTTCATACGGCGTTCTGCCATTCTCTTAATAATAGCTCTAAATACTCTGCGTTCGCCCATACCGCCACGAACATCCCTTAAATAGAAAATGTATCTAAAAAGAATTTCTTTATCCTCTACACCATCTAATAATCTATCAATTTCTTTATTCAATGTAGTGTTATCCATTTTCCGCATACTTGGAACTTTATAATTAAAGTCAAGCAGAATGTTATTCGCACTTTTATATCCCACTAAGCCGTTTTCTGTTACATTAGTATTTAATTCATTTTTTAAAGCGTTAACAAAATCCATATTTTCCTCCTTAAATTAAATGGTATCCCCAATGTGAGTCGAACACATATCCATAGCTTAGGAGGCTATTGCTTTATCCATTAAGCTATGGGGACAAAAAAATAAGCCTACATAATGTAGACTTTGTAAAATCTGGAGCGGTAGAACAGATTCGAACTGTCATTGATAGCTTGGAAGGCTATTGCTCTACCCTTGAACTACTACCGCATTTACAAAGTGCTTAAATATCCTCACGTACACAAGCGAGAAGTTTTCAATTAGCTATTGAATAATTGCTGAAGCACTTTAATACAAGGTAACTAATTTATAAATCTTTTTCAAAACTACCCAAAATGTTTTTAAAAATTTTACTTTAATAAAAGTTGCTGTGTTACCTTTATGGTGCGAGAGACAGGATTCGAACCTGCGACGGCCCGCTCCCAAGGCGGGTACTCTCCCAAACTGAGCTACTCTCACATAATTGGTTGCGGGTAATGGTACTGCCCCATTCTAAGAGTGGTAATGAGCCACTTGAGAACACTTTGCCTCCCACCCGCTATTTTATGGTGGTTATGGAATGAGTTGAACATTCATTAAACGATTATAAGTCGCTCGTTCTACCACTGAACTACATAACCATTTTGGTGAGAGATATGGGACTCGAACCCATATTATATCCTTGAAAGGGATATGTCTTAAACCTGTTTGACCAATCTCTCATTGTGCATATATTATACCACATTTCAATGCTTTTGTCAAGCACTTTTTATAATTATTTTGGTGTCCTAGAAAGGATTTGAACCTTCAAATAACTGTTTCTAAGACAGTCGTGTCTGCCTATTTGCACCACTAGGACATTTATGGAGCGCCCTTACAGATTCGAACTGTAACTAACTGATTACAAATCAGTTGTACTACCATTATACTAAGGGAGCATTTTCAAGGAAGTTTTCATAAGCCAATATATTAAGAATATATCCTCAGTTATCTTTGCTGACCTTCCTTTTTCTAAGATAGTTTTTAAAAAGTTGTCAATACTTTTGAATCTATTGCTGAACTATCTTTATGGTGGACACTCATGGAATCGAACCATGCCGCAAGGATTTTCAGTCCAATGCTCTGCCATCTGAGCTAAGTGTCCTTTTTATGGAGGAGCATTTCGGACTCGAACCGAAACAACGCTAACAACGTCTACTCGCAGTTTTCAAGACTGCTCCCTTACCAATTAGGGTTAATGCTCCATTTATGGTGGGCGGAGTTGGATTCGAACCAACGTAGCGTGAACGCAACAGATTTACAGTCTGCTCCCGTTGACCACTTGGGTATCCGCCCATTATGGAGGAGATAGCGAGACTTGAACTCGCACAACGCTATTAACGTCTACTCCTTGTTTAGCAAACAAGTGCCTTACCATTAGGCTTATATCTCCAATATGGTATCGGTATTCAGATTCGAACTGAAATAAAAGGCATTTTGAGTA